CCAGGCTGCTGTATCAGGTTTCAACACAATTCTCAACTCTGGTGGATCTTTTACAATGGCTTACTTGCTTTACCTTCTTAATACTACACTAGCTTTTAGGAGATGGTCTATGCTTAGAATATTTTACATTAATGGATACTTTAGAGTATTAACAATAAAGCAGCTGATCCAGAATGAGCCCATTTTCCCCAGAGAGTACCATGTGTCAACTAGCTCAGGATCAATAGAAATGCACAAATCAGGCGATAGCCATCCTGTCTTTAGGTTCAAAACATTAGAAAGACTTGCTAATTCATGGACTATTCTTAAAGATATGTCAAGGCATATGTCTCTATTTGCTGATACCAGAATCTCAGGGCTAAAGTATGCCCCTGAAGGTAACTCAATGCCTTTATCTAAATTTATACTCCCATCATCATTTAAAGAAAGGGCAACATTACCTGTCAAGCTAATTCCATCAGCTTTCAATGAGCTTAAAGAAATGACTATACCAGATGCTCAAATATCGGTGGAATTAGCAGCTGTCCTGTCATCCCAATCTTGGTTTAAGAATAGGGATGAATATCACACCTTGGACATCATCAAACCAGATTACCAAGGCCAGCTATCAGATCAAGATTACCTCTCAAATATAATGACACACCTCACCATGTCCTTAAGAACTGACACAGACATTGTCCCAATCCTTCCCAGACCCGAAGAGTTGACACCAGCAATTCATAAACTTAGATCTAGCACTTTGCCAGCCCTTGAGCCAGAAAGCATAGTTGTCATGAACTTTGGGTCATATTACCCTGGACATGCAGCAATTGTCCACCAAACCATAACATTAATGGATGGTAAGGGCCTAGAATTAGCAGATAAGCTCAAGTCATCAATTATGAGCTATTTCAACACATATCAGGAAATATATACTTTCATTTCTGCTTTAGTCCAACTCATAGATGAGGCACTTACAAAGAGCTCATTAAGAATCACTGGATTATACACCAAGACCAAAAATGCCCTATATGCTAATTTCACTAGAGGTTTAAGATTTGATTATATGATCTCAAAGACATCTATATCACTACCATCATCTTATATCTTCAAAGATCCAATCCTCAAATATAGGGTAAACACTCATAGTAAAGGAATACCATATAGTAATGATAGAATGTTTATTGTATTGGATGGACAGCCAGCTCAAGAGGTTTTAATTGAGAACATGGGCATGATGCAAGATGCAGGTGATAGAGCTGTCAAGCATATGTCAGACAGAGATATTTACTACAAGAAGGCAGGTAAATGCATGTTTTTACCATTGAGTACTTTAGCAAATTTTGCAGACCCAATGGCAGTCCCTTCAGAGGATCTGCGAGTTGTCATTATGGACTCTGACAATTACTTTGCTCCCACAATTCACATGCCCAAGGAAGATGTAGAATTCAAATTTGATGTTATGTCCATTGATGATATTATGTCTAAGTTGACAGACGGCTCAATTGACTCAAGTTCATTGCAGGCATATGCTGTAGATAATATACTAGACTCCTCACAGAGGAAAATAGAGGTGGACCTCCTTGAAGATGTGCCAGAAGATCCGGATGACCCTATGTCGCTGTTTGGCAAAGGTGCTGATTCTATCCATCTTGTTAGCCTAACCAGTAAGGTAACAGAGATAACAGATCCTATGATCAAATCATTAATCATTGCCTGCAGAGATGGTTATTTCCTTAAAATGTGTATGGCAAATTGGCTTAACACGATGGAAGGTGAACTTTATGAAAGACATTATGTGGAAGAAGTAGGAACCTTTTGTAAAGTGTTCCAATCAAAAGCAGTTGCTAACTGCTATGGTAAAGTGAATGCTAGAGGAGGTAAGGTTAAACATCCAAATGAATTGAGAGTACTTTGCTCTCAGATATTTGAATCACCACCAATGATCAAAAGTAGGTTCACACGTGAAAAAGATACATTGTACATATCTGCATCAATACTCAAGCTAGCACAGTTGTCAGCAGAAATGTATAAGAGCAATGACTGGTCTATAAGCTCCAATTACACAATACCACTATTGATCATTTCACAGTTGTTCGGCATTTAGATCTACTTTTGAAAGGTTGATAGCAAAACACATTAACATTCTTCCAATTCTTCA